CAAAATCAATTAAGTGAAACAAAGAATATCATTTCCACTCTGGAAGGTGATGTTCTTGCAAAGAAGCTTTCTCTTAAGAAAATCAGAGAAACTAATTCTGAACTCAAGGCAAAAAGAACAGAGATCAATAATCTTGAAAGTGAGAAGTCAAGAATTCAAGATACATTGGACAAATCATCCATTCTTAATGAACTTAATAAAGAACGCGAAAAACTAATCAAATTGGAAGCGTCACTTCAGATTCTTATGGATGAAAAACTATCCCAGTCAAATGACATGATGTATCATGAATTGGCAAATGAATTGCTTAAGGATGGTGGAGTAAAGGGAAAAATTATAAAATATTATCTTCCCCATATGAACAGTCACATCAATCGATTTCTATCTGCAATGGATTTTTTCGTTCAATTCAACATGGATGAGGAATTCAACGAACAGATCAAGTCTCGTCATCGTGATGAATTTTCATACATGAACTTCAGCGAAGGAGAGAAGATGAGGATCGATCTCGCATTGCTATTGGCATGGCGAGAGATCGCACGAATGAAAAATAGTGTTAATTGTAATCTATTGATCCTTGACGAAGTATTTGATTCATCCTTGGATTCCGTTGGAATGGATGAGTTGATGAAATTGCTGAAGATCGTCAGCGATAAAGCAAATGTATATGTTATTTCCCATAAGGCAGATCAACTTGTTGACAAGTTTTCAAACATAATTACATTTGAAAAGAAGAATAATTTTAGCAAGATCATATATAACTAAAATGAATGTAACTGATCGAATCAATTTTCGAGGTAGATTTCGACAATATGATGTCGATGGCAATCCTTATCTCTATAAGATAGGCGATTCTGTCGAGTATAATGGGAAAAAATATGTCGCAGTTATTCCCACTACATTGAAAATTCCTGGAACCCAGGAGGGTAATCCCTATTGGAAGTCAATAGGGGGCGACAATGTCTTCTATATGTCAGAGAATGCACCGATAACTGTAAATGTTGGAGATAGATGGTATGTTCCATCTACTTCAATATTATATACTTATATTCAAGAGGAAACTAATAGATTTTGGGTTGAATTGTAATTCAACCGTGCTATAGTAGAGCGTGCCATGAAAAACGAAGATAATTACAAAGATAAGAAACCACCGCAACCTAAGCCTCTCAAGTCTATTTCAAAGAAAGAACTAAACTCAGAGAGAAACCGTTCAAAGAATCAACTTAAAAATTATTGGGAAAGTGGTTTTGAAGACGACGATTTTGAAGATAACTACAGAAAGTAAATACAATGAGTTCCGTGACTTTTTCAAAAAATACACTAACAATCCTAAAGAATTTCTCGACCTTGAATTCCAATCTCCTGGTTAAGCCAGGTAAGGTGATCAAGACAATCACGCCTTCCAAGAATGGCATGGCAGTTGCAACTGTTGACGAAGATTTTGATGTTGAATTTGGAATCTGGGATCTAAACAAATTTCTTGGAGTGATCAGTCTTTTCAATTCTCCATCTTTCTCGTTTGGAGAGAAGAGTGTAAAGATCCAAAATGGTGGAGATTCGATTGTGAATTTCTTCTATTCGGAACCAAGACTTCTATCTGTACCCACAAAGGATGTCGTCATGCCAACGGTAACAACGACTATTCTTCTTACAGAAAAGAATTTCTCTGAACTGCAAAAAGCAGCATCGGTAATGCAACTTCCAGATCTTTCCTTCATTTCCGAAGGCAGCAAGATTGTTGCAATGGTTTCAGATCTTGCAGATCCAACATCGAATAGTTACAAGGTAATTGTCAAGGAAAACTATAGCGGTCCTGAGTTTCTCTTCCATTTCAAGATGGAAAACATCAAGATTGTTCCAGGCGATTACACCGTAAACTTTGCAAAGAACATTGTAGGCGAATTTGTTCATAAGAGCATTTCGCTGAAGTACTGGTTTGCCATGGAAGCGAACACCTCCAATTATGGATCTTAATTATGAATCCTGATACTTTTTTGTGGGTGGAGAAATACCGCCCTAAGACCATTGAGGAATGTGTTCTCCCCGTATCCCTGAAGGCAACCTTCGGGGATATGGTTCGTAAGGGGGAACCACAGAATCTTCTTCTTTCGGGAACTGCTGGAGTTGGAAAGACTACAGTTGCCAAGGCACTTTGCAATGAAATGGGATCCGATTGGATCATCATCAATTGCTCTGAAGAAGGCAACATTGATACACTCCGAACCAAGATTCGGCAGTTTGCCAGCACTATCTCCTTGAGTGGAGATACCAAGAAAGTGGTGATTTTGGATGAGTTTGATTATTCAAATGCTAACAGCATTCAACCCGCTCTTCGCGGTGCTATTGAAGAGTTTGCAAACAATTGTCGGTTTATCCTTACTTGTAACTATAAATCAAGAATTATTGAACCTATTCATTCTCGCTGCACTTGTATTGATTTCGTACTTCCTCCAGGAGAGAAACCTGCAATTGCCGCAAGAATGATGGAACGATGCATTCATGTCTTGACGCAAGAAGGGATCAAATTTGACAAGAAGGTGCTTGGTCAGTTGATCATGAAGCACTTTCCCGACATGCGGAGAATTCTCAATGAACTTCAGAGGTATTCAGTATCTGGAACCATCGATGTAGGGATTTTATCCTCCATTGCGGAATCAGAGATCAAGAATCTGATGATTGCATTGCGCAATAAGGACTTTGGGGCGGTTCGTCGCTGGGCGGCACTCAATGCCGAGTCCTCCCCTCAGGAGGTCTATAGGAAGATCTACGATGCCTTATCAGACCATCTGGAGAACCAAAGCATTCCAGAGGCGATCCTGATCATTGGAGAAGCGCAGTATCGCAGTGCGTTCGCAGCAGACCAGGAAATCAATATGGTGGCATTTTTGGTTCAATTGATGATGTCTTGTGCTTTTAAATAATATGCTTTCAGATATTCTTAATTCCATCAATCAATCCAAGGAAAATATTCTATCCAAAGATTCGCGTTTGGAGAAAGATTATGTTCCTTTTGTGATTAATAAGTGTTTTTCTTATTTTCCAGATACTGTTTTTTATGCCAATAAAATGAATCAAATGGCATTTTTGGATAAAAAAATGCAATATGATTACCTATTGCATTCAATTTCCAAGAGAAAACGGTTTTCTAAATGGATAAAACCCGAAGAAAACGAAAATTTGGCAATAATTAAGGAAGTATTTGGATATTCGGATCAAAAAGCAAGGGAAGTCATGGATCTTTTACCCATGAAGGAACTTCAAAAATTAGTACAAAAAGGTGGTCAAAAAAGGTAAAACCATAAATATTTTCTGTTAATAATGGAGTTTATTATGACAGAAGATATTTTTGAGGGATTGGGTGTTGAAGTTAGACTTAAGGGGGAAGAAGATTTTCTTAAAGTTAAAGAAACTCTCACCCGAATTGGAGTATCCTCCAAGTCTGAAAAAAAACTATATCAATCCTGCCACATACTGCACAAAAGAGGTAGATATGCTATCATGCATTTTAAGGAAATGTTTGTTCTTGATGGTCTGGATTCAGACATGTCTACGGACGACCTTGGAAGACGAAACACAATCGTCAAACTCCTAGTGGAGTGGGGTTTGGTAGAAGCGGTAGATTCCGTCAAGTATGCTGAACCACAACTTTCGCTTGCAAGACTAAAGATCATTCCTCACAAGGAAAAGAAGGAATGGACTTTGATTCCAAAGTATCACATCGGTAAGTAGAATACATACTGGTGGAGATTCTTTATAATGAAGCAAATGCAACTCATTGGCGGTGGTTTTGTTCCTCAATATTCATCATGTTCCGATCTCAAACCAAAGCAATTTGAATGGACATCTGAAGATCATCCTGTAAAGGTATTTGTCGATTCTGCAATAGTCCCAGGTATGGGATATCAGAAGAAACCAGGAGAGCGTAAAATAGCATGGGTATGCGAATCCCGTGCTATTTTTCATTCATGGTGCATTCCTCCTGATGTTTGGGAGGCAAATATTATAAAAATTGCAGAAGCATATGACTTATTATTTGTATCAGATAAAATATGGGTCGGTAAAGCACCAAATATTCGATATTGTCCAGCAGGAAGCAATCTTCCTTGGATAAAGAATCAACAGGTTCATTCCAAGACCAAACTTGTATCGATGGTTGCTTCTGGAAAGAAGATAACATTTGGTCATCATATTCGTCATGAAATTGCAGAAAAATTCAAAGATAAGGTTGATATCTTTGGCGGTGCTGCCAACTCAAATAGAATTGGCGGAAATTCAGCACCATGGACAGATAAAGAAGATCTAATACTTCCATATATGTTCTCAATCGTCATTGAGAATGACAAATATAACACATACTATACAGAGAAGGTAACCGATTGCTTTGCAACGGGAACTATACCGATCTATTGGGGAACATCTGAGATTAATGAAATCTTCAATTCTGATGGAATAATACAATTAACTCCAGATTTTGATCCAAGTCTCTTGACAAAAGAACTTTATGAAAGTAAATTGAATGCAGTAAATGATAACTTTACTAGGGTAAAGAATCTTGTATCTGCTGATGATCAATTATATACCTTAATCCATGAAAACTGAAATTGTATCATTCTATTGCGATATCGATAATCGCACATATTATAGCGATCACGCAAGAAGATTGCGTATTAATTGCAATGAAAATAATATTCCACACGATATTCGCGAATTATCATCCCGTGGAGAATATCGTTTGAATTGCCTAGCGAAACCAAATTTTATTCTTTCTATTTTGGAAGAAAAGAAGAAACCATTTGTATGGTTGGATGTCGATTCCATCATTCATAATGAACTTTCCATTTTTGATGATCTAGATGAAAAATGTGATATAGCATTTGCATATCAAGGATTTCCTCCAAACACAAATGTAAATTTGCCAAAGGCATCTCCGATATATTTGTCATACAAACCAATAGTATTGGAATTTATAAAATACTGGGTTGAAAGGTGCAAGGCAAATGAAAGCAATCCATCAGTAAAAGTATTTGATCATGAAATTCTACTTGGTGAAGTTTTTCCAACTTTCCTTCCAAAAATGAAAGTAGGTATGCTAGGAATGCCATATGCAATATGGCCTGGCACGCAAATACCAGAAAATTGCAGACCAATGATCACCATGGGAATTGCAGATGGGGTTTCTAAAGAAAAATCCTTAAAGGAAATGGGAATGAATGATGATATGATTCGTTTTAACTTGGTGGGAAATCAATGAAATTCATTAATTATTATTATGATAAGGATCCAAGCAAATCCTCATTTTATGAGGATTGTTATTTGAATCTAAAAAAGCAATTGAATTCATTCGGACACGAACTAATTGCAGATAACATTGACTTTGAAAGAATGGGATTGTCCGCTTATGATAAATTGAATTTATATAAACCAACATTTATATTGGAAAAACTTGATCAATTGCAAGAATCTGTTGCATGGATAGATGCAGATACAAATGTATATGGTGCTATAACAGAATTTCAAAATCTTGATTGTGATATTGCCTTTGCAACACGCGAACATGATGGAAAAACACCACATGCTGCATTGATCTATTTTGGAAATACCAAAAAATCAAGAGAATTTTTAACGAGATGGAAAGAATTATGCGATGACAAGAGATTGGATCTTGACTGGAAATGTACAGAACATTGTATTCTTGTCGATCTATTCAATGAATTAACCGATTCATTTAAAATTATAAATTTTTATAATCTTGCAAGTATATCAAGAAATACCAAAGTAAAAATAGGTATCAGTCCTGCTGGATGGGAGTACGAAAGAAATAAAAATGCTACTAGAAGTTAATAACTTACTTGATGAGTATGATGTTTTTATAACATCATCTATTAAATAAGAACCAGTTGTTATAAAAATGAAATCAAATTAAATAAAAAATGAGGGTAATATGAGATATAAAGTATCAAATACTTGTCAAGTTAAAGATTTATCACTTATTTACGAAAAATATTTTAATAATGATATCGATAAAACATTCATAGAGGTTGGTGCATTGGATGGAGAAAGTTTTAGCAATACATCATGCTTGGCGGATATTGGATGGAATGGATATTATATTGAACCATATCCACCAGCTGTACATGCTTGTTCGCAAAGACATTCTAAAAATAATGTTAAAGTGTTCAATTTAGGAATTTCAGCAACCGAAGGTGTTGTTGAATTTTTTTTTGGTGGAGCATTAACAACTAGCAATCCAGAAATGTTAGATGCTTATAAGCAAATAAATTGGTCTTCTGGATCTTTTGCAAATGGACAAACATTTAAATGTGAATGTGTAACATTAGATTCATTTATATCTCAACAAAATATAGAAAAATTTGATTTACTTGTCGTAGATGTTGAAGGAAATGAATATGATGTGTTCAGTTCTTACTCCTTTGCGGTTAAGCCAAAGATGATTATTGCAGAATTAGAATACAATCATCCAGATTTTAAAGATAGAGATCATATTAGAAATAAAATGCTAGAAACTAGAACTAAAATTCTCAATAATGGATATATTGAAATTTATGTTGATGATATCAATTCTATTTTTGTAATGGAGAATGATTGATGATTAGTGTAATTTTGATGGGTAGAATGGGAAACAATTTATTTCAAATTGCTGCTGCTCTTGCTCTTGCAAAAAAACACAATACGGTATTGCATATTCCGATTCCTTCATGGAATAATACTACATATTCATATTTAAATTGTTTTAAGATGATGGATGTCCATTTTGGAAATCCTGCAAGTATGGTTTACAAGGAACAGCATTTTTTCTACAATGAACTATTTGATATCTTGCCAGATAATGTCCATTTATATGGATATTATCAATCAGAAAAATATTTTAAATCCTATGAATCATTGATACGATCAAACTTTGAATTTAATGATACTGTTGTTCAGTCAACTAAAGCAAAATTGGATACTTATGATATTGATTACAAAGAAGCAACAGCAATTCATTTAAGAAGAACAGATTATCTTACAATTCAACATGCGCATCCTATTCCATCTTTGGATTATTATAAAGATGGATTGAAATTGATGAATGCAAAAAATGTTATTGTATTTTCTGATGACATCGAATGGTGTCGTGCTAATATAAAGATCGAAGGTATTAATTTTATTTTTAGCGATATGCCACAAGAAGAAACCATATGCGCAATGACAATGGTAAAAAATCTAGTCATTGCAAATAGCACATTTTCATGGTGGGGTGCCTGGTTAAATAAACATCCTGAAAAACAAGTAGTATATCCAAAACAATGGTTTGGAAATACATTACCATATAGAGAACTTGATATAAATCATGAGGTATGCACTAAAGACATACCATGTGCTGGTTGGATAGGATTATGAAAAAATATCTGATTAATTATGCAGCAAAGGGGACTCATAATTGGGGAGTAAATTCTCCACCAAATGCAGGATATGTCATTGCACAAAAAATAAATAGTGAAACAGGAATACATGTTGCTGGATTTGATGAAGTTATAAATTTCAATAGAGATTCATTACCTACATCATTTTTTCAAACCCATAGCGAGCATTTCAAGCACACCCGTGGTGCTGGATATTGGATATGGAAATCTTTTATTATAAAAACTCAATTGGAAAAAATAAATGATGGTGATTTATTGATGTATTCGGATTCTGGATGTCATTTTGTCAAAAATATGAAACCAATATTTGACATTATGATTGAAAGTAAAAATAAAAATCTAGTATTTAATTTGACAAATCCAATTTGTACTGAAAAAACATGGACAAAAAGAGATTGCCTTGTTGAATTGACTATGGATACTCCAGAAATTCATTGCTCTCAACAAATAATGAGCACCTTTTTCATTTGCATTAAAAATGAATTCAATAAATGGTTCATAGATGAGTGGTATAAATATAGTTCAAATTTTCATTTAATTGCAGATGAAATCATATCTCCATCTACAAATCCAAATTACCCTGAATTTTCAGAACATAGACACGATCAATCGATTTTTAGTTTGCTTTCTAAAAAACATGATGTATTATCAATGAACGATATAACCCAACATGGTATGCAGGATTATTATATCGAACATTCAAGAAGAAGCAATTAATGCAAATACAAAAAGTTATTCACTCAAGTGATGATAAAGATTATTACTTGGATTTCTGGCCAATTGTATCCAAGATATGGAAATTAAAATTCAAAATTGAACCAGTACTGATTCATTTTGGAATCAAAGAAGTTTCAACTGAATATGGAACTGTCATTAGACCTGGTATTCTTCCAAATGTACCAATAAATGTACAATGTCAATTATCAAGATATTGGTTGCCTTTAACGGAACCAGATACCATCTGGATGACCTCCGATATAGACATGCTTCCTATTTCTAAAAAATATTTTATCGATGCCATTTCAAGCATATCTGATGATAAATTTATTTCCATGAATCATGATATACATGAACATCATCCAAATATAAACTATTCATGTTGCTATAATGTAGCAAAAGGATCAACCTTCATGGAGATACTAAAATCTTCCCATATATGGATCGAATTCATGAAAGGTGATTTTTGGAAAAACGACAATACAAATCACAGTCCAAATGGATTAACGGAAAAATTTCCTCATTGGTCTATTGATGAAAAATGGTCAAGTCAATTCATAAATCAATTTGATCGTTCACGGATAGTGCATCTAGCACGCGATTGCGGCAAGCATATGTGCCGTCGAATAGATAGAGATAGATGGGAATGGAATAAAGAATCAATCTTATCTGAATATTATTTCGATTGTCATTGCATTCGTCCTTATGCGAATCATAAACAAGAAATAGATGCAATTGTGGAGCATATTTTACATGATTCTATATGATGATTTTATTACTGGAGATAAATTTCTTGATATTGAATTTTTTGGATGCAAATCTAAAATTGATTATATCTCCAGACTGCCTTCATCTTGTAGTCGTATATTGACCCATAATGGAGATCTTCCAGTAACCGACGATGCATTGAGATTATTCCATAATTTGACATCATGGTTTGGTCAAAATATAATGACTATTGATTCTAGATGCATTGCATTGCCAATTGGATTGGAAAACGATTATGTCGAGGGTTCAATCGATAAGAAAAAATTATTATTTGCCTATATGCAAAAACATCAGGTTCCTTCAAGACTTGCTTATCTGAATTGCAATACAAAAACATATAAAACAGATAGAGAAGATGCCTATAGTAAAATTAAAAATTGTACTAAAGTTATGCATCGTACCATCTCTAATGAGCAATACTATTCTGATATACTGGATCACGATTTCATCATATGCCCACGCGGTAATGGATTGGATTGCCATAGAAACTGGGAAGTTCTCTATCTTAATAGATATCCAGTCATGAAACGATATCATGGTCTTGAACTTGTATATAAAGATCTTCCTGTGGTGTTTGTAGATGACTGGGAAGAAGTCACAGAGGATTTATTGAATAAAAAGAAAAATGAATTCTTTTCTACTACTTTTAATAAAGAAAAATTAAAATTTTCCTGGTGGAAAGATTTAATTATTAATCAAATAATATAGGAATATAATATGAAAACTTATATGCAAATAGGTGCAAATATTGGGACTGACGATTTTTATAATGTTTGCAATCAGGAATCAAATAAATGTAATATTTATTTGATTGAAGCTAATTCAAAATTGATACCAACTTTAAAAAAAAACTATGAATCTTTAACTTCACGCCACACTATTCATTTCCATGAATGTGGCATAGTTCCTGATAAAATCAAAAATTGTAATAAATTATATTTGTATGATAATAATATGGATTTAAGTTCTGTAATAAATAGAAATTCTTTTCAACAAATATCAGAAATAATAAATTTTATTCCAATAACATTTAATGATTTTTGCATTACCAATAATATAACAGAAATTGATTATCTATCAATAGATACTGAAGGATTAGATTATGAAATTCTTTTAAGTATTGATTTGAATTCAATTAATATTAAAAAAATTGTATTTGAAAAATGGAGTTATGTGAATGATGATTTGGATGGAAAGGTCCAAACAGGAAATATTCTTATTGCTGCTATTATAGAAAAATTTAAAAATTATAATTTAAATGAATTGATAATTGATAATATGTCATCTTTTAGTTTGACACAAAAATGAAAACTATACTAGTATTAGTTCAATCTAGCAATCAATCACCATATGATGCAATGCTAGAAAAACAAAAAAATACATGGAATTTGATTTCTATTGATGGAGTATCCACAATATTTTATTATGGATCACTTGATATAGAAAATAACACACTCAATGATGATGTTTTGATTTTAAAAACTTCAGATATAAATTATAATAGAACATTTAAATTGAAACTTGCTTTAGATTTTATCTGGAATATGAAATGGGATTATGTAATTAGAACAAATTCATCTTCTTATATTGACAAGAAACGACTATTGAATAAAATTCAAGCATTGCCTGAGAATAAATGTTTTTTTGGAAAAACAGTTGCTGATTGTATATCAGGAATTGGAATGATTTTTAGTAGAGATGTTGTGGATATTTTAAGAAAAAACATAGATTCTAGTTTAGAAAACAATAGCGATCATGATGATGTAATGGTTGCACATATACTAAAATCAAATGGTATTCCAATTATTGGAGATGGATCATTGGTATTTTATAACCATGATTGTAATTTTACAGATTTTATTAATTCAATTTCTCTAACAGATACAGATCCATATTGCTATAGGTGTAGACCTAATTGTGCAATAGATCAAAATAGACATAAAGATCTAGAAGCGTTTGAAAATTTATTTAATTTTTTAAAGAACACCTAATGAATTCTAATTATAATATTAAAACCGAATGCAGATGTTGCAAATCCAAGAATTTAAATGAAGTATTGGATCTCGGAGAACATCCTCTTGCAAATTCATATCATTTTGGAACGAATGATCTTGCAAGATATCCATTAAAATTAAATGTATGCACTGATTGCTTTCATTGTCAATTAAGCATTGTTGTCAATCCAGATGAAATGTTTAAACACTATTCATATCAAAGTGGAATTCCAAAAACATTTAACAAATATTGTGAATGGTTTAGTGAATATGTTGAAGATAATATTTCCAAAATTGGTAGTGTTCTTGATATTGCATGCAATGATGGTACTCAACTAGAAAAGTTTAAAAAAAGAGGATGGAGAACATTTGGAATCGATCCTGCAACAAACTTGAAGGAAAAATCAAAACAACATGCAGAGCAAATTATTGATGATTATTTCAATATAGATTCAATCGACAAACTCTCAATAAAACAATTTGATGCAATTACTGCGCAAAATGTATTTGCTCATTTAGATGATGTTGATCAGTTTCTACAAGATTGTAAAATTATAATGACTGATAATAGTAGATTATACATTCAAACTTCTCAAGCAAATATGATAGATGATCGTCAATTTGATACGATATATCATGAGCATTTATCATATTTCTCTGTAAGATCAATGAAGACACTTTGTGAGAGAAATAATCTTCTATTGCTTGATGTTAGTATAAATCCTATCCATGGAGAAAGTTATATTTTTGTTATTGGAAAAACAGGCAAGATAAACCAATCTGTGAATTCCATGATTGATGTGGAATCAAAAAATGGAAGATACTTGATAGAAACATATAAAATATATGCTAAAGCTGTATATGCAATAATAGAAAATGCTAATGCAATAATCAACCAATATATGAAAAATGGTTATTTGATTGTTGGATATGGTGCTGCTGCAAAAGCAAATACATTTTTAAATTTTTCAAAAATTAAACCACATTTTATCATCGATGATACTCCAACTAAGCAAGAAAAATTGACACCAGGCACTAATTGCATGATCATGAATAGAAAATTCATAGAAAAACTAACAAATAATGTATTGTTCATAACATTAGCATGGAATTTTCATGATGAACTGAAGAGCAATATCGAAGAATCATTGTCATATACAAAATTTGCAAAAAGATTTTCATATAAGATAATGAGATATTACCCAGACATCGAAGTATCCTCACTAAATATACGAAGCAATCCAAATTCTGAAGTATTGCATCATCCAGTATAATAAGGTTTATATAATGAAAAAAGTGGCATTAATTACAGGCATTTCTGGTCAAGACGGATCATATCTAGTGGATCTCCTCATATCCAAGGGATATGAAGTTCATGGTATCATTCGTAGATCATCATCTTTTAACACTGCAAGACTTGAACATCATATTCAAAATCCAGAGGTATATAACAAATCTTTCTTTTTGCATTATGGCGATCTAACTGATTATACTACAATAGAGAAGTTGATTGCTAGATGCAATCCAGATGAGATATACAATCTTGGAGCACAGAGTCATGTTCGTGTTTCATTTGATGCTCCAGTATATACGGGAGAAACCGTAGGTATTGGAACATTGAATATGCTTGAAGCGATTCGTTCCTATGAACAAATCTCTGGTAAAAAAGTAAGGTATTATCAGGCATCCTCAAGCGAGATGTTTGGAAAGGTACAAGAGGTTCCTCAAAAGGAAACTACTCCATTCTATCCTCGTTCACCATATGGTTGCGCAAAGGTATATGCACATCATCTTACGGTGAACTATCGCGAATCGTATGGTCTGCACGCATCGTGTGGCATTTTATTCAACCATGAAAGTCCAAGACGCGGAGAGACATTCGTAACTCGTAAAATCACCAGAGCGGTTGGTAGAATTTATCAGGGACTTCAGAAGAAACTCTATCTTGGTAATCTGGATGCTCTGCGAGACTGGGGATTTGCTGGCGATTATGTCGAGGCGATGTGGTCGATGCTACAGCAAGAAACACCAGATGATTATGTAATTGCAACTGGCAAGATGATCACAGTTCGTGAATTCTGTGAAAAGGCATTTGCAAGATATAGCATGGATTACCGCGACTATGTCGAAGTGGATGAGCGATACTACCGTCCAGCAGAAGTAGATCAACTGCTTGGAGATCCAACAAAGGCGAAGGAAAAACTTGGTTGGGAACCAAAGGTAAACATCGATGAACTCATCAATATGATGGCAGATCACGATTTTCAATTAGCAAGAAGAGATTTCGTGCTTCATGTACATGACAACAAACTCAATCCCATTCTCTGATATAAATACAATAAAGGATCTATAAGATGAAGAAAACCGTTGCCTTGTGCATGATCGTAAAGAATGAGTCTCATATCATTCATGAATGCTTGAATTCGATTTATCAGTATGTCGATTACTGGGTCATTTCCGACACAGGATCAACTGACGGTACTCAAGATATCATTAAGAAGTTCTTTGAAGAGAAGGGCATTCCTGGTGAACTTCATCAGGATGAATGGAAGAACTTCGGTCATAACCGATCATTAGCACTTCGTCATGTAGATGGCAAGGCGGATTATGCATGGATGATCGATGCCGATGATAAGGTAGAAGGATCATTCAAACTTCCAGAAAACATGGAAGCAGATGGATATGTTGTTAGAATGGGAAGAGAAGAATTCTCATGGTGGAGAACTCAGATTTTTAAGACCGAGGCAAAATGGGAATATCGTGGAGTTCTCCATGAATATCCATTCTGCACTACAAAGGAACAAGCAATTCTGACTAAAGTGGAAGGAAAATATAATATAAATGCTCGTACTCTTGGTGCAAGAAATGTCGGTATCAGTATAATTGAAAAATATACAAGAGATGCAGAACTATTGGAAAAAGCACTGATTGATGAACCAACCAATACACGATATCAGTTCTATCTTGCTCAATCATATTTTGATTCTCAACAATATGAAAAGGCAATTGAGGCATATCTGAAAAGAGCATCTATGGGTGGATGGCAGGAAGAAGTATTTTACTCTCTGTATAGAGTTGCCATATCGCGCGCAATGTTGGATAAACCATGGGCGGAAATTCAAGCATCATTTTTAGATGCATATAATTATAGACCAATTCGTGCAGAACCATTGATTCATATTGCTCAGGTTCTAAGAACTAAATTTGATCAACCAGCGGCAGCATTTGTCTTTGCACGCATTGCTGCGGAGATTCCATATCCTCAGAATGAAATTTTGTTTGTACCCGATCATCTTTATAAATTTGCCGCTTTAGATGAATTGGGTGCCACGGCACATTCTGCTGGTAGACCAGAATTGGGATATCTGGCATGCAAGAAATTACTTGAAGAGGGGCGTTGTCCAACTGATCAAATTGAAAGAGTTCAGAATAATTTTAATCATTATCGCATGATCATGGAAAAGATCGGTGAGCAACAAGCATTGATGCAAAAACAAATAGAGGCACAATCAGTAGCAAAACCACAAGAAAAGATAAAAAAGTTCAAAGAGCGAAAGAAAGTTAAAAGTTGATATAAATAATGCTATAGACTACTATGGCATTTCCATCTAATCCAATTCAAGGAACCACATACGACAATAACGGTCGTATGTGGTCTTTTAATGGATATGCATGGGATAAAATACAGGTGACTGGTGGAGGTGGCATTGTTGGTAATTATGTTTCCACATTCAATGGGTTGACAGGAGATGTTGTTTTTGGTATAAATATCGATGGTGGAACTTATTAGGAGAAACTATGCCAGCTTCAAGATACGACATATATGCAGAACAAGGGAGTACTTGGAAATTTCATTTAACTTACAAATATTCGGGTGGCACAGGAATTGATCTTTCAAATTTTCATGGTGCCATGCAGGTTCGTAGATCCTCTAAAGATGACAAGGTTTTGCTTTATCTGACCGATTATGGAGTTACTGGTGGTGGAATAACTGGTGATTTTACTCCTAATATCGATGGAATTGCTGGTATTGGTGGTATAAGTTTCAATACTTCGATTGCAGGTGCTACTGGATTTACTGGTGGTATATTTTTTAGAACAGACAAGACAACAATGAAAAATATACCACCAGGAAAGCATTTCTATGATTTTGAATTAACCAATACTTTGGGAGAAGTTCAACGACTCATAGAAGGAACATTTGAAGTTCCAAGAGAAATTACGAGATAATAATGTCAAATTCGAATGATCAGGTAATACTTGTTGTTACCACATTCAAAGAGACCAATACTGTAGATACAAATAATAATGTATCCAATATCGTCGTTTCAAAAAATCAACCCGAAACAACTCTGGTTGTAACTAATAATCCTCCTACAGTAAATAATATAACAGTTAGCAATATCAATGCTTCTGAGTTGATAATTCAACCCCCAACAAGCATAAATGTAATTGCTTCTACGATAACATCCAGCACAATACTTACTGCAACTCCATTAGGTGTTGCTTCTTCTGGTCCACAAGGTATTCAAGGAGTTACAGGACCTACTGGTGGTACTGGTTCTACTGGACCTACTGGTGGCACTGGTGCTACTGGATCTGGTTATACTGGAATTAATATTTCTAATGGATATCTTTGGATATCTCCAGTTGGAAATGATGGAATTAAAGGTACATCATTTTCTTTGGGTTATATCATTGGATCTACTGGAAATACTGGAAATACAGGTAATACAGGAAACACAGGCAATACAGGAAATACTGGATCTGGTTATACTGGAATTAATATTTCTAATGGATATCTTTGGATATCTCCAGTTGGAAATGATGGAATTAAAGGTGCATCATTTTCTATTGGTTATGTGATTGGTTCAACTGGCAATACTGGTAATACTGGCAATACTGGTAATACAGGTAATACTGGAAACATAGGAAATACTGGTGCTACAGGATCTGGTTATACTGGAATTAATATTTCTAATGGATATCTTTGGATATCGCCAGTAGATAATACTGGTATTAAAGGTGCATCATTTTCTATTGGTTATGTGATTGGATCTACTGGTTCTACAGGCAACACTGGTAATACGGGCAATACTGGAAATACTGGAAACACAGGCAATACTGGAAATACTGGAAATACTGGAAACACAGGCAATACTGGAAATACTGGTAACACAGGAAATACAGGTTCTACGGGATCTGGGTATACTGGAATTAATATTCTAAATGGATATCTTTGGATTTCACCAGTTGGCAATGATGGAATTCGTGGTGCATCATTCTCCCTTGGTTATATAATTGGATCTACTGGTTCCACGGGAAATACAGGTAACACGGGTAATACAGGAAACACTGGAAATACTGGAAACACGGGTAATACAGGTAATACGGGCAATACAGGTAACACTGGTTATGGTTATACTGCCATCAATATTTCAAATGGTTCTCTCTGGATATCACCAATTGATGGATATGGAGTTCGTGGTGCATCATTCTCTCTTGGTTATGTAATTGGTTCGACAGGAAATACTGGACCAACTGGAAATGATGGAGTTACTGCTGCTGGATCAAATTATTATGTTCAGTACAAGTATAACACTGGATTATCAGCAAATTCTGAATTTCGGTATAATGTTCCAACTTCAACTTTATATGCTGGTAAAGCATTATTCGTAACAAATGCTACATCATATGTCCAATTAGATGGATCTGCATCCACTATATCATCTACAGATGGAACAGATTCTTACAGTCTAACACCATATGGCATTTATCATAATAGCGGATCGCTTGCACCATTTACAATTTCTTCTGATTATGAAGTAAATATATTTGGAGTATTCAGTGTAACTGATACAACTTCGAGTTACACTTATAAATTCCCACAGAACAATGGAAGCAATGGTCAGGTATTGACCACTGATGGTGCAAATCCAGCGACATTGACATGGTCAACTGTTTCTTCTACCAATGTAGTAACCTCATTCAATGGTAGAACTGGTGCAGTCCAAGGAGTATCTGCTGCTGTTGCTGGAACTGGTATTTCAGTTTCTGGTGCAACTGGATCTGTGACTATAACCAATACTGGTGTTCAGTCATTCAATGGCAGAACAGGTGCAATACAAGGTGTTTCTGGGATTAATGGATCTACTGGATCTATAAATCTTTTTGGTGGAAGGGGTATATCTTATGGAATTCAAGGGTCTACATTCTATTTTGACATGCGTTATGATGCTCCAGGAATAACAGGAGTCACATTTCCAACAACAGGAACTGCTTCGGCAAGCGATAAGGTTTTATTGCAAAGAAAACCAAGCGATAGAATGGAATTGATTGCTATTAGCAATCTTTTGACCACACCAATTGCAGTTCTTCCAACTCAAATTCCTGGTGGAATTGGAAGTACACCAGGATCATATGTATTTTCATTCTACGATACATCTCTTGCAGCACCGTATACTGATACATTCGATAGCGTCAAGGATGCATTAATATATACAATAGATGGCGGAACCTACTGATGTCAATAATTAAGCTGAAACGAGGCGGAACTGGACCAACTGGACTCACTCTGGGAGAACCAGCGTGGGACTATGCAAATAATAAATTATTTGTTGGAGTCACTTCATCCGCTGTTTGGATTGGTGGAGAAGTAGATAATAGCACTTCTCTCGGGACAAGTCAGATAAAGATTCCAACTCAGTATGCAGTGAAAACTTATGTTGATGGAGCAGTCACTGGTTCTGTTAGTGGCGTTGCATCGTTTAATGGAGCAACTGGTGCTATTGCAGTAACTGGTGGTCATCAACTAGGCATCACCCAGAATGGAAATCAATTTACTTTTAGAGTAATTGATGGTGCTACCAGTGATTTGAATGCTGGTGTTCTTTATGGAGTCAGTGGTGCGATCTATGCATCAAACCTTGCAACTGGTCTTCTCTATGGTGGTATTATCACAATCAATGCTGGAAACTCGGCGGCATTTGACATCACCGCTGGTAGAGGGCAGATCCATCTTGCTGGCGCGACATGGAATTCTGGACCAGCTCCAACACTGACATATGTCAATTGGTCAGCACAGACAGGAATCACTCTTTCTGGCATCACATCAGCAGATACCACATGGTTGTACTTTGACAATACTGGTACTCTCAAGCAACAATCGACATATTATACCGATGCACAGGTAGACCAGAACATCATCATCGGTGCTCTGGTGCATCCAACACGGTCATACATCAGTTTGGCAAAGACGATTCCAAATGTCGGATATGCCACCGACAAGCAATACGAGCAGTTCATTCGTCTGTTTGGTCCATTGAAGCAGTCTGGTCATACGATTGCAGCAAATGGTGCAAACATGAAGTTGAACCGTTCTTCTGGAGCTGCATTCGTCCTTGGAAGAAACTGGATCAATGATCCAAATAATCCAACGGTTGTAACCGACAACGCACAGACCGATTGCACCTTCTGGCGATATTACCGTGGAGTAACGGCAGGAACATTCGTCACTGTGCTGAATCAAACCGCAATTGATCCAGACAATTATGACAATGGTTCTGGAACCTTGCAGCCTGTTCCTTCAAATCAGCAATTCACAATTCAAAGATTGTTCTATTTCCCAGGAACACCGAGCATTCTTGGTGTATATTATGGGCGAGGCACATATGCATCCATGCCTGATGCCGCTGCCAATATTCAATTTGAAGATTTCACCGAAATCGACAATACAAAGACGAATGCAATAAGTGCTGGATATATTATCGTCAAAAAAGGCACAACCAATCTTACGACTGCTATTGCTGCGGATGAATGTAGAATAATTCAATCTGGTATTTTCCGTTCGACTGTGAGTGGTGGTGGATCAATCGCAACCAAGCTGGACGATCTTACTGATGTTACAATATCTGGAATCACCGATAATGAAACTCTGATATACGATATTGTGTCATCCCAGTGGTTGAATACTCCAATTCAACATATTGCAGTATCTTCTTATAATGGTAGAACTGGTGAAGTTCAAGGTGTATCGGCAGCTGCTGCTGGTACTGGTATCTCGGTATCTGGTGCAACTGGTGCAGTCACTATTACAAACACTGGTGTTCTGTCATTCAATGGACTGACTGGTGCAATTGAAGGTGTTACTGGACTTGTTGCTGGAACGAATATTTCAATTTCTGGTGCAACTGGAAATGTCACGATAACCAATACTGGTGTTCGATCAATCAATGGTGTGACTGGAACGATCACAAATGTCGCTCGTCTGAACGAAGGAAATACATTCTCCGTCCGTCAGGTCATGAATGCTGGCATCACATCAGCAAATCTCTATGTTTCTGGTGGAGTAACATTCACAGGATCAAGCACATATCTCAATTCAACAACCACCACTGTACAAAATAGTTCAGGATTGCTGACGGTTACTAGTTCTATATCTCCCCCGAGCAGTACATTGCGATTAGTTGGAAATGATGGAGATATTGGATCTTATAATAGCAATATAATTCCTGGAGTAGGTGTGGATGGTGTGGCATTGACCCATACGCTTCCATCTTCATCTGGTACATTGCTGAATACGAATTTCAATTCATATGTTAGCACATACAACGGTAGAACTGGTGCTGTACAGGGTGTGTCAGCGGCATCAGCTGGTTCTGGTATCTCCGTATCTGGATCTACTGGAGCAATAACAATAACCAATACTGGTGTTCAGTCATTCAACGGATCTACAGGTGCGGTTGCATTCAATAGCTATGTTTCTTCATTCAACGGATCGACTGGATCAATAACAGGAGTATCTTCAGTAAATGGATTTACTGGTGCGGTATCTATAACTTATGCTGCCGCAGTAACCATAACATCCAGCAATAGCAACTCCACACTATATCCTGTACTTTCCTTTGGATCAGGCAATACTGCACTTTATGTCGATAATGTCACAACTCCTTTTTCGTATAATCCATCCTCTGGTCAATTACAAGTTCCGCAAATAAATGCTGCAACTCCAACAGGATATGTTTTAGTTGATGGAATACAAGGATCTGTTGAAATAAATGATAATAGTGATGTTTTGACTATAAACCCATCATATTTGACCCATAATAGTAGTGGTAATAATTTATCAATTTCATCAAGTATTGGTATAAATTTACAAGGTATATTCAGTGTAACCGACCCAACAGCAACATATACCTACACATTCCCACAGACAAATGGAAGCAATGGTCAAGTTCTCACAACCAATGGTGCGGGAACTCTTTCATGGTCAACTGTTTCCAGTGGAAGTGCAACTGGATTCACATATACTTCTTCTGCTCCATCTTCTCCAACTATTGGATATCGCTGGATAGATTCAAATACAGGTAAGGAATATGTTTATGTCAATGATGGAACAAGTTCGCAATGGATTGAACCAGTTTCTTCGAATGGTCTAGTTGGGGCAACTTATAATTCATCCTTACAGTTGTTGGAATTTGGGTTGACTGGATCTTTTGCTAAACTTGGAATAGGAACAACTGCTCCAAATTATCCTCTTGATGTAAATGGTATTGCCAATTTTAGAACAGGATTATCTGCTGCTGGTGCTACATTGAATGGTAATGTATCAATTACTGGAACATTGAATGGTGCTGGTGCCACATTCACTGGTGCTGTTATCTCTGATGGTGGATTTAGAATTTCATCTAGTGCTATAAATGCACAAACGGGAACAACATATTCATTATTGACTGCGGACAATGGTAAAATAATCACGATGAATAATGGTTCTGCAATAACATTGACGGTTCCATCTGGATTACCTATTGGATTTAATACAACAGTTATCCAATTAGGTGCTGGTCAAGTTGGAATCACTGCATCAAGTACAACACTCAATAGTTTTGAAGGTAAATTGAATCTTGCTGGTCAACATGCAGCTGCAACAATAATTTCCTATTCATCGAATGTCTTCAATGTGGTAGGAGGATTGACTGCATGATAATCCCAAGTTCATCATTTGGTGTTATTGCTTCTAGTAGAAAAAGAATCGTTGTTGCTTCTAATGATGTCACCCCAAATGCCGTAAATTGGAGCGATGTCACATATAATGATACTTTTACTCAAGGTGATATTACATCCAGACAAATATCAGGAATTAATCAAACTATTACTTTGCGAGCAAATTATACATCACCTCAGGGAGCAAATAAAGTAGTTTTAACTTATAGAGTAGTTGCAAGTGGTGGATCTGATACTACATGGTCGCCATCAATGCCTGGTAATTTTTCTCAATTAAATGATAATGATACATTTACAATCACTAACAATCAATATGTTGATTTCTCAGTATTTTATGGTGTTTCTTGGTTTGGTCCCACATCAACAGCAACCGTGACGATTACCAATGTGTCTGATTCAAATGCAGTGTTGGATACTTTTGTCTTAACAGTTACAACATGATAAATAATCAATATGCCACTGAATTTTCCAGATACACCTTCACTCAACCAAGTCTACACCAGCGGTTCCAACTCCTGGCAATGGAATGGAACTGTATGGAATGCAATATCATCTTCTTTGGTTGTTTCTACATACGGTCCAACTGGTCCTATGGGACCAACTGGTTCATTCGACACAACCACACAGACAATAGATTTCTCAGAAACCACGAATAATCTATCCTTTACAATTTCTGGTGTCAATACTTCAAATGAAGTTTATTCGATGAACTATATCGTCGGAAAGACAGCATCTGTACAGAATGCAGCTGGTTCGATTGTTGTGGTTGGAACTGTGGAATCTGCCACGACATATTGGGATGGAACAAAGGTCGGGGATGGAACTACTGGATCATTTATAAATCCAATAAGTCGAAAAGCAGATATTGTTCTTTCTCCACCATTCACAAGTGGATATACCGCAGGATATCTTTTAGGATTGACCTTGACGGTATTTGGTGACAATAATATCTACACAAGATTGCGTGCAAGTGGTATTTCGGGTGATGGTGGATTTACCGCAGGATTGACATTTGGTGGTGGAAACACATATCCGCTCACTGGACTTACTCTTTCACATACAGAGAATACATATGTTACCAAGACCATAACAGGTCAATCTTGGGTAACCACCGATAAGTTCATCACATGCAAGTGTCTTGGTCTTACAACAGCAGATCATACACCCGAGGATGCAATACTTGAAGGTGTAAAGTTTGAGATAGATAATATAGTAGCAGGAGTCGGGTTCGATATCATTGGACATGCTCCTGAAGGAACATACGGAAAATATCAGATTAAGTGCTTAGGTCAATAAGGAGATAACAAATGGGCGTTAATGTAAAAGGCGGAAATAATTCAGCTGGTTTGGCAAATGTCAGTTCAACCTATGAACTTCAGGTAACCACTCCACAGGAACAAGCGCAAGCGGGTTTCGTGCAGTTGAGTTCCGAAGTCGATGACGGAACCGTTCTTGGCACAAGAACCAATCTGGCAGTGGAGGCA